GAGTACCTATTGTACCTGTTGTACCTTGAGTTCCTGTAGATCCTGTGGTTCCTTGAGTTCCGGCACCTGTGGTGCCTTGAGTGCCTGTAGCACCTTGAGTTCCCGTAGTTCCTTGAGTACCTGTTGTACCTTGAGTTCCTGTAGATCCTGTGGTTCCTTGAGTTCCGGCACCTGTGGTGCCTTGAGTGCCTGTAGCACCTTGAGTTCCCGTAGTTCCTTGAGTACCTGTTGTGCCCTGAATACCTTGAGCACCAACGTAACTTTCGGCTTCTCTACTTACCCTAAGAGATGGTGTATATCCAACCGTAACATTATGACCCGTGCTTCCCAGTGAAACTCTCATTATACCGACTCACTAGCATTTACCATCACCATTCCATCAACAACCTTTGATTTAGTACCTTCCCCAGAAGTGACGATTACATCATAATAATACCTTCCACCAGTAAGTTCTGATGTTACTGTGTTTGCAAGGGATACAGTAACCTGTCCTGCCGCAGATACTATTCCAACGGTAAATGGTGTTGAAGTTGTGGAAGTTGGAAACTTTCTCATTTTTGCTGTTCCAGTATATCCAGTCAAATCCAGAGGGCTCCCATCAGGATTGGTCACAGTAAATACATCTAAGTAATCAGTTCCCTGTTCTATTACAATATTGACGGATGCAACTGCCATCTTCTTTAGGGGGTTTCTAACTATTTATCATCAATAATTTGTTGCTTGAGAAGTTTTGACAACTCAGCTGTAGACCCAACAAACAATGCATTTGTTACATTCGTTGGACCCTTGACCTTATGTTCATCAATGTCTTTGAGTTTCTTTTGTAGATCTATAAGTTTATCTGTGGCATCTGCAACATTTTTGATCAACTGACCAGCAACTTCATAGGCTCTCGGCATCTCACTTTCCTGAGCTAATTCCAGAATACCGTTCAGAGCTTCTTGACCTTTCTCAATGATTGAATAAAGATTACCTCGTGTATATTCATAATCTTTTTTGATATCATTAGATACTTCTGCAAGTTTTTCAATCTTTTCTTCAGTAGTTTCCACAGATGAAGAAACTATGTCTCCAGCAACATTGAAGGTTTCATTTAGGTCATCAAACTTTTTAGACATTTTCATAAGATTACATTAGAACGATCCATCAAATCCAAAGTTATCTCCCATCTGAATCAGAAGATTGTCTGCCGATGTGATTACATTTACATTAGTTCCAGAGACATGCTTAGCCGCCGTTGTTGCATCATATGCTCTCTCAACAATCAAAGTATTTCCATCTTTGTTATTGACTTTGAAGTTCTCATTGTCAATAACAAGGACATCGTAAAGAGAAATGGACGATGCATCTGAAACTTCAATTGTTGTTACTTCAGAAGTAATATCAGTAGAAAGAGTTGTAACAGTATTATCAGTATAACTCTTAGTTGCTACAGGATCCACACTGTAACTAAGAGATCTGGTAGATCCATTGGAATCTCCAGCAACAAATGTAACAGTGGATCTCTTGATGATGTCCTTGGAGACATCGGATACGGGACCAAACAGATAGGTTTTGGCTGTAAATCTAAGAGTATAAATCAGAGCCCTTCTCGTAGAAAAATCCCCCTCATACTCATCTCTCATTTCCAGACCTTCAAGAATTACTGGAATATCTCTTTTTTCACCAATTGTTTCAATCAAATCCACACTCAAAGTGTAAGCTGGTTGAAAATAAGGTAAGATTTGTTCCACAATCTGAAGCATGTCATCATTCAGTTTAGTGTAAATACTCAACTGAAATGACATATTATAAGGCACAGGCATATATGTCTTTCTTGGTTGTGTTTTATCCGAAGAAAGACCTGATAAAAATGATTGAGTTGTAGTTACTTTTCTTGAAGTATCATAAGTCAATCCAGTCAGTTCAAATGACATTCTTGGTAATGACATTTGAACTGGCTTATTCAAATCTGGAACCTGCTCCAATCTGGCCAAGAACTTTTGTGTTGGACTATAAGCAAGAGGAACCTTCGATACAGTTACAACATCGTCAGAACTGTTTGTATGCTTGATATTGATGTTATTAAACAGAGTTCCAAACGAAATAATGGTTCTTCTGAGTATTTCGTGATAAAAATATTCAAACATATGCCAGTTGGATTGTGTATATTATTTATGGGTTTCCAAACGGATTAGACTCTGAGAAATCAAGTATTGCATCTGCTTCTGTCTCAATGTTATCATTATCAGCGTATGGATCTACAACATTGTCTGTGGAGAATGTTCTCAGTTGATAAGAAGCACTTGAAGCTGCTCCAACAAGAACATCACCATTGACAAAGGTTCCACTAATATTAGACACTTGTAGAATATTAGTTGTGGAATTCCAATCTCTTACAATAGCTGTAGTTCCACTGACACTGCCAGTTACAGTTTCATTGTATTGGTATGTTCCTATTCCAGAGCTGTATGGTGGTGTGATAGTTATGGTTGGAATTGATGTATATCCAGAGCCTGCGTTTGTAAGGTAAATGGCAGTGACAACTCCAGCAGAACTAATGTGAGCGTGTGCAAGTGCTGTAGTCCCACCACCGATAGGACCACTGATTGTAACTATAGGATCTGTTGAGAACCCACTACCACCATTTGAAATCGTAATAGAAGTAATAGTCCCATTGGCGATGGTTGTTGTTGCAGCAAATCCAGCACCTTCACCACCAACAGCTACAATAGAAGGTGCTACAGTATATCCACATCCGGAGTTGGAGAGTTCGACACCCTGAACCTTATATTTTTCTTTTACTCCGTGACAATCTACCAATCCACCAATCAGAGTAGCTATTCCTACAGCAGTTGTTCCTCCAGATGGTGCTGCAGAGAACTTGATTTGTGGAGCTGATGTGTAACCATCTCCTCTATTTGAGATAGTTACGAATTGGACCCCTCCAGAAGCACAAATTCCAGCAACAGTAGCAGTTGCTGTAACTCCAGCACCAATCATTGTAAGAGATTGAATATACCCCTCTTGAGTAATGTTGTCGTCAATCTCCGAAACACTTGTATTGATGTCTTCATCTTCATATCTGAAGAGCTCACATCTCAATTCATAGATGTATGTCTTTTGAAGTTGATAAAATGGTTGTTCATGCTCGACAAACTTGATTTCAAACAACCTATCTCCCAGAGGAAACCAAATCAAATCACCTTCTTTTGGTCTAGTTGCAAGTTTTATATTTGGAAGATTTTTTATCAGAGGAGTAATATAATTTTCAAATCTCTCCTTAGAAATTGTAATCGTCAGATCATCAATCGGAGTTACACCAAACTTTGATAGAATAGATCCCTGACCCCCATATCCATCATAGGTATTGACATAAGCCTCTATTGGATATGCATTTTCAAATTTAGATTCAATAACTTCTTTAATTACAGTTCTTTCTGTAACATAAATTCTTGGAATATAATAAACTTCAACCCCATACATGCGAAGTTGTTCATTGATTAAATCCTGAACCAAAGATTGTTCTGTTTTACTTCCCTGGAGAAAAAACGGATTTAACATATCAACCAACCATATCTAGCGGTGGAAGTTCATAAGTGTTCGACATTTTTTCCATAATAACAGTAAGTTCTCTCTCAGCGTCATCATAGATTTGTCTTCCATTCAGTTCAACACCACCTGGAAGCCTGACCCCTTGGAACTTGATTAGATTTTGACCCCATTGTTTTTTGATCAACGAAGTCAGATACATTTTCAAGAATGAATCATTCCACACTCTAGAGTGATCACTTGGATCCATTTCCCGATAACAATCTATAATCAGATAGTTTCCTGCAGACATAGATCCCCAATCAATGTCCATATATAATCTATCTTGTCTCTTGTTGAATCTAATCTGCTTTTGAGTTGTCAGAAGAAACTCAAGATCTGACAAATATGTTTTTGTCATTGCATAAGTTAGAAGTTCGGTTGATCCCCAATAATAGACATCATTGAGAAATAACTGATACTTCACACTAAACATGTTGTTTGTAACAGTATTTGTTCCATCAAAGTGGAATATTTTATTTACTCCAATAACTGATGGTGGAATCTGTAAATAGTTTCCAGTTTCATAAAAATTAAATTGAGTGGTCAATCCAACAGTATGATCAACTGTGAGAGTTGAGATGCCAACTCCCGATGCTGGTTGAGCCTGTCCCCTATCAAGATCATCTTGTGTAATCTGATACTTTAGGAATGTTGGATACACTCCATCAAAATGCCTTTCCTGAAAAAATTGAACAGCATCATCTACCAGATCTTCTATTTGCTCATCAGCAACATTAATCTCTAGAACTGGATAACCAAGTTTTCTTTTACAGTAGTCAATTAACTCTTGTCTGGTAGATGGTTGTGCCATTAGATTTCAGATACAACTTCTTGCTGTTTTAGATACAACTTAATGTATGACTTTGCACAAGTCTTAATAAGTTCAATATCATCTATACTATCTATGTCCCTAGAAAGTTTTTCATATTCAAATAATTTACTAATATCACTAAGTTGAATTAATTCTGGAGTCATGTTAAGAATTTCTTTAATAGGTCCTTAATTTCTGTCAAGTCCTCTTTGATAGATGATACTTCGGTTTGAAGATCTTTTATTTTTTGAGTTTCTGACATTTTTTGATTATAAGAGTCTACATATTTTTTGTAGTTCTCATAGTCAGTATTTATGATCCCGTTAGAGTAAGTATCTCTAACGAGATTATCTTTATCCTTTACTTTAATGTAGTCCATAATTATGGTGTTGGTTTAATGGTTGCAATAGCTCTGAGTTGTCTTACCATTGGAGGTGTAGCCTGGTTCTCTGAAGCCATAACAATCTTAATTGCAAAAGCGTCAAATGAAGGAAGATTCTCTGCAGTGTATTCATAATCTCTGAAAGATCTATCAGAATTTTGAATCACTCTCACATCAGAAGATCCATCATTCAGAGAATCATCAGTAACTCTTCTAATACCTTGACCATCAACTGTATAGTTGGAATAACCTGGGAATAACTCAAAGTTTTGAGAAATCTCAGGAGCATCTGATCTGAAGAGTTGATAGAGAACACGAATGTCATTTTGTGTATTTCTACTTGCACTCAACAGAACTTTCAGAGAGTTTGCTGGTATCGTAAGTCTTACTGGCTTGGAGATGTAAATGGCTGAGTGGTCATCATTAAACAGACTTCTAGTGTTGTCTGTAGTTGCGTAAGTGGCATCATCACCAATTCCATTTGGACTATTCACAAGATTACTCGTCAGAATAGCAGAGGTCTTAATTGTATCAATGACTGGGGAAACGAAAGAGTTTTCACTCTCCATTACAAATTCCATTGTAAGAGATTTAGATCCAGGAGTAGTTGTGATGTGTCTCTCCTCATTTTCTCTAGAACAAATAACCCTTGGAGTTGGTAAGAAATTCATCTCACCAAGTTGAACAGGTTCAAATCCCAAATCAGTGAAAGAATTCTCACTGCCATCAACACTAGTTCCACTAAAAGTTCTCATTCTTCCAGTCAAAGATGTTTGAGCCGGAACTATGTTAGCGAAGTTTGGAGTTATAATTTCAAACTGAATGTTGTTTGTGATGTTTGTTCCAGATCTTCCCTTCTGAACAGTTTCAAGGAAATAACGATCATTAGTTCTATCAGAACCAATACCAGTTCCTTCAAAATCAGTTGCACCCATTTCAATTTGAATGTGATAACTATTCAGGGTTGTTGGGTGTGTAGTTTGATCTACCAATGAGAGATTATGAACCTTGTTGATTCTTCTCAAAGAAATTCCATTAAATTCATACTTTTCAATTGTTGTTCCAATAGGATAAGTCAATTTGGAAACCTGAGTTCCATCAACACCTCTTGTGGAAATTGTAAGAGTGTTTCCGGAAACTGATGTGTATTCAAAAACCTCATAACCAATCAATGCGTAACCTGGATTTAATGCACTTACAGACACTCCCTCAAAAGTGGAGAATGCAGTAGCGTCATCAAGAGTTACGCTAGTTCCATCTTGTTCAAGTTCAGTGGTTGTATCTGCAAAATCACCATCAAATGTGGGTCTCATCTTAGAGATCTCAACATAATTCTCGGAAGAGTGCATTCCGTGATTTGGTTGATAGATCTTCATGTGAAGACCATCATAATACTGATCGGATGTTACACTTGAAGCTGTGACTCCAGCTCCAACATAAGTGGTAATACCGGAAGAGTTGATGTATGAAATCGTTGTTACTCCAGCGGTAAATGTTCCCTGAACATTGTCAATTACAAATGTATTGGTAGATCCAATTGAAGTCACTTGGAATTTAGCTCCGTATCCACTATTGATAGAAGCATCTGAAGGAATTACTAAGATGTCTCCAACAGAATAGGAGTTACCTCCAGATGTGATTGTGATGACATTTATCTGACCACTAGAGTTTGTAGTAATGTTTGCCTGAGCCCCAAATCCAACACCAGTTTCTGATTCCAGAGATACTCCAGAGAAAGTCACAGAAGCACTGTATCCAGTACCAACATTAA